TAGTCAATTTTAACAAGCACCAAAACCCGCATCATCAGGAGAAGGATAGCGAGATACCACCACCCGAAGGAGCCGAGATAATAACCGAAGTTATCTTAGATAAAGTCGAGGCAAAACCGGATAAAAAAGTCAAGCTGTCCGAATACGTATCAATGACACAAGAACAGCATCAGGCGTTGTTAGATGAATACGGCGAAAAGGCTGTTAAAGTGTTTATTCAGATACTTGATAATTACAAGGGTAGTAGTGGTAAAAGATACAAGTGCGATTACCGCGCTACGTTAAATTGGGTGATTGACGAATACAAAAAAAGACACGGGCCGGACTTTAAGCATGGGGCAGACCCTGCGACCAAATGCCCTATTTGTAGGGAAAAAGTATTAACCAAAGAGATGACCGCTTATGAGGGGTTCGCGTGTTGCCAAAAATGTGCGGAGGAGGGGTTTGATGTTGAAGCGGTGTAGTCAAAACTCAGTAACGTTGTTATTACAAGAAAAAACAGACGGCGAATGGGTGAAGTGGGAAGATGTTGCCGCCGTTCATGGTGCGATAAAGGAATTAATGGAACACCCCAACCATGTCCGGTTGGTGTATATACCAGAGCATATCAAAATGGAATTTATAAAGTTTTTGGGGTGGCTGGACAATGAAGCGGTGTAGTGGGTGCGGTGAGATGAAACCATTAACCGCATATAGCAAAAACAAGAAATTCAAAGACGGGCATCAGTATCAATGCAAGGAATGTCAAAAGAGAACAAAGCTACCAACGCGGCAACTTAAACCCTACATACACCAACGCCCACAATGGGAGAAGGACGTGGTGAGGGAAAAATTAAGCGTAATAGTCAGGGTGAGCGAGGAACACGGGCCGCTGACGTTTGAGCAGGTCAGCGATGCGCTTGACCATTTGAACGCGAGGGGGGTGGCGTAGGTGGTAAACAGCAAACGTAAAGGGAATAACGGCGAGCGCGAATTTGCCCGCCTATGCTGCTCCGAAGGTTACACGGTCAGGCGTGGCCAGCAGTATGACGGGATAGAAGGGGAAGATGTGATCGGCTTACCGTTTACCCACGTTGAAGTAAAAAGGGTGGAGCGGTTGAATATCGGTGAAGCGATGCGGCAGTCGATACGGGATTCACGGTTTAGCGGAAAGATGCCGATAGTGGCGCACCGGAAGAATAATGAGAATTGGCTTATTACGCTGACGGCAGAGGACTATTTTAAACTATTTAGGGAATGGGAGGCGGGGCAATGTTCTGGATAGTAGGCATCTTAGTATTTATCGCGGCGTTAGTTTTTATGATGGCTCTATGTAAGGCAGCCGGTGACGCTGACCGGAGGATTGAGGAAATGTATTGGGAGCGGAGGGGTGAATAGTGAAGCGGTATAGTCAAAACTCCGTAACGTTGTTATTACAAGAAAAAACAGACGGCGAATGGGTAAGGTGGGAAGATGTTGATACCCTAGTTGAGTTAAATAAATATTTAATAGAAAGATTGTCTGCACTAAAAGCAGAGAAAGCGAGGGGTGAATAGATGGGGCAAACAACACTACAGATACTAATTACCATATCAGCTACTATAGCGGCTATCGGTATGCTTGTGGTGAGTTATATAGCGATACTGATTAAGCAGGAGGAAAGGGGGCGGGGTAGATAGCTATAGCAGAATTACCACAAGGGGAAATCAGGGTGGTTAAGTATGCTTGCTATGGATATTACAGGGATGAAACTGACAGATGGGTGAAGTGTGACGAAGAAGAGGTTTCGGTGGGGCAGTATTGTTCGCGGTGCGGAAGTTTTAAGACGGATGTGGTTGGTGTGGTGGTTTATAAAAACAGCTATTTCTTCGCGGTGCGCGGTGAGCATTACGTGGAGTGCTTCTTGAACGTGGATGTTGAAAATGGTGATTATATCATTCTTAAACCCGATGGGAGGCGAGAGGTTGCCAGGAAAAAGAATCGGAAGCAAACTAAACTGGGACTTGCTAAACTCCGCTAATTATGAAACCCACGCGGGCGTTAAGTCACTGATGGTATGTTACAAACTTTACGAGCGGCAGATGTTACAAGGCGACACGGTAGCGGCGGCAGTATGGGTTGACTTGAAAACGGCAATATATAAACCGCGCCTATTAACCGCGAAGCAGATGGAGGTTGTCGAGTTGGTCTGTATGCACAATATGTCTATTACTGCTGTTGCGGAATATTTAAGCGTAAACCACAGGGCAATAGGTTTCCGTTTTGATGCGGCGGTAGGAAAAGTGAAAAAACTTTTAAACTCCGGCAATTTATTTACAAAAGATACTACCAAGATTGCCCGTCCTGTCACTTATAACATAGAGGGGGGTTTAAACAACGATGGACGATGCTGAAAAGTGGTTGATGAAAAACGACCCCCTATATTACAAGCCTGAACAACGGGCAAGATTACCGCATCCTTATTTAACTGCCTACCAACTAAGGTGGAGGGCATCGAAGGAGATACCCGTTTCCAATCTTTGGGCTTGTCGTGGTAAGTTGGGATTAAATGATGATGACGCACAAGAGATTATCGAACAGTTGAAATGAAATAGTGGGGGCGAACGGTCAGGGGAGCAGTAAACTTAAATGAGCGGCTTCTACGCGGGTTCGATTCCCGCCGCCTCCACCAAAGTAGGTGGTAAATTGAAGTTCTATTTACAGGTTTACCAAAACTATTCAGACGGGATAATACTACACTTTACGGACGAATATTCCAGGGGCTTAATTATTAAAAACTTACCGGAAGGGCAGGCGCACTATCGAACGTGGGAAGAAGATACTATTGGCAACATATCTGGCATAAAATACAGCGAGGATTAACCTGCCCGAATTGCGGCGCGGAGATAAGTAGAAGATGTGGAACGTGTCCGGTATGCGGCTATAATACGTGAAGCTAAACAATACTCTTGAGTTACAGGAGCAAACATGATCAAACAAGTCAAAATAGGCGGCATTAACTATCAAATTAAATTGGCAGATGAGCCGATAATCATTGAAGAAAAGGGCGAAACAGAACACGGCGGGCTGATAGATTACGCAAACGCCACCATTACACTGCATAAGCACGTATCACCGGAATACTTAGAATTAGTTTTACTGCATGAAATACTGCACGGTATATGGGAACACATGGGAATAAATGAAACGAATGATGAGCTTGAGGACATTATCAGTAAGTTGGCGAACGGGCTTTATGGGGTGCTGAAGGATAATGACTTAAAGTTTTAACGGAGGGTGACATGGAGGTTATATCTAAACCGATAGACGATCTGATTCCATATATAAACAACCCAAAGAAACACCCTGACACGCAGGTTGACAAGATAGCATCGTCAATCAAAAACTACGGCTTTACCGTGCCGGTGGTGGTAGATGGCCAGAATGAGATTATCATGGGGCATGGTAGATTGCAGGCGGCGCGGAAGTTAGGGTTGGCGGAGGTTCCCTGTATAGTGAGGGACGATTTAAGCGAGGCGCAGGTTAAGGCACTGCGGATAGCTGATAATAAAGTGTCGGAGTCGGAATGGGATATTGAGATACTGCTGGCAGAGATTGACGGGTTGGAGGATTTTACTGGGTTTAGTTTAGATGATATTGGTGTGATACAAGGGAACTACGATTTGCCTGAAGTTGGCGAACAAAAGGAACCGGAATTAAAAGGTGAATGTATAGTTGAGATATATTGTGACAAAGACTTTCTTGATGGCATGATAGATACTTTTGATGAATGGAAAAAGATAGATAATGTCACGATTAACATTTCGCGATAAGCAACCAGAAGTTTGCTGGCAGAAGTTAAAAAGGGATCAGCACAATAATGAAGGATTGCCCCCTGTTGAAAGTTTAGATATTAGCAAAGCGACCATAAGAAAAGTTAGCAGGAGATTCGCCGAACAGATAATATTAAAGTATGAGTGGCTTGGAACAATGGCAAGCACTGGGTATCACTACGGCATTTTCTTCGGTGAATATTGCGCAGGTGTTTGTTGTTTTGCTGTAGGTGGTGGCGGGGCGAATGTTTATGCCCACAAAGAATTTAATGTAGAACGCAACGAAATGGCTTACCTTGCACGCGGTGCGTGTGTTCACTGGGCACCCGCTGGCAGCAACTCAAAACTTATATCATGGTCGTGCAAATTAATAGCAAAAGACACAAAGGCCAAGATTGTTATAGCTTATTCGGATACTGATGCAGGAGAGATAGGGACGGTATATCAGGCTTGTAATTGGGATTACATTGGCAGGGGTTCATCTACTCGGCAATGGATAGCACCAAACGGAAGGATATTAGACCAAAAGCTGCCATATAATCTCAAAATACAAAAAGGTGGCACTCGTGCTTATTGGGTTGAAAGACTAAAGAAAGATGGGTATGTCGAACAAATATCGAACCCAAAACACAGATATGTTTATGTGTTAGACAAGAAGGACAAAAATTTAGCAGAAATAATAAACAACAAGAGAATGGATTACCCTAAGCGTCCGAAGCAGGCTATGTCAGATGTCCAATCCGGCAGCGGCGGGGCAGCACCGACCCGGACGCTCCAATAATTAAGCAGGTGATAACATGGAACGCGGCAGGCCGACCAAGCTAACCGATGAAGTCAAAGCAAAATTAGTGCAGGCAATCAGCCAGGGCAATTATTACGATGCCGCTTGTGCCTATGCTGGCATAGCATATTCGACCTTCAGGGAATGGATGAATAGGGGAGAACAAGAAGAAGGCACAGAATTTTCGGATTTTGTGGAGGTTATAAAAAAAGCAGAATCGGCGGCAGAATTGCGACTGGTTCAGGAATGGCAAAAGCATATACCAAACAACTGGCAGGCTATAGCCACATTCATGGAAAGGCGCTATCCCGATAAGTGGGGGCGCAGGGAAAGACGCGATATAAATATAAGCGGTGAAATGGGTGTATCAATCATAGATGATATAAAGAGTAAGAAATGCAAGCAGGAGTAAAGGCTACAGAATTGGTTGCCCCGGCGTTCTATGAATTACATGAAGAATTTAAAAGGGACGCTTACCGGGAATATTGGCTAAAGGGTGGCAGGGGTTCAACAAAGTCAACCTTCGCTGCTGTTCAGATAATCTTAGGGTTGCTACGTGACCCGGAAGCTAATGCAGTATGCTTCAGGCGGTATAGTAACGAACTGCGTGATACTGTTTACGGCCAGATGGTATGGGTAATATCTAAGATAGGCGCGGAAGAATATTTCAAGATGCAATACGCGCCGATGCAGATTGTCTATTTACCGACAGGGCAGAAGATAATATTTAAGGGTGCTGATAATCCCTATAAGTTGAAGTCTTTAAATATCGGCAAGGGTTACGTCAAGTTTGCATGGTTTGAGGAAGTTGACCAATACGCTGGCATGGCTGAAATAAGAAACATCATTCAGTCAGTCTTTCGTGGTGACGATAAGCAGAGAATTTCAATCTTTAGCTACAACCCGCCGAAGTCTGGCCGGTCATGGGTTAATCAAGAGGTAAGAATACCAAAGCCAGGCAGAAGGGTGCATCATAGCGACTACAGAGATGTGCCTGCTGAATGGTTAGGCGAATCCTTTATCACTGAAGCTGAACACTTACGGCAGGTCAACGAAACAGCTTACCGCCATGAATATTTAGGTGAAGAAGTTGGCACGGGCTTAGAGGTATTCAGCAACGTAACAATAGAGCCTGTAACCTTTGACAGCTTCGACCAGATTAGACAAGGCCTTGACTTTGGCTATGCAGTTGACCCTTTAACCTTTGAGCGTGGACACTACAGCCGGAAGAAAAGAAGGCTGTTTTTGTTTGACGAAATATCAGGGATAGGGCTATTTAATAGAGAGCTTTTCGACAAACTACGCGGCAGAGGGTATGACCGTGACATGACTATAGCGGACAGCGCCGAGCCTAAGAGTATCGCAGAGCTAAAGAGCTACGGTATGACCGTCAAGGGAGCGCGTAAAGGGCCGGGGTCAGTTGAATACGGCATTAAGTTTTTACAGGATTTAGAACAGATTATCATTGACCCGGAAAGGTGTCCGAGGGCAGCTAAAGAGTTTATTAACTATGCGCTTGAGATGGATAGGGCCGGGGAAGTTAAAAACAGATTCCCCGATAAAGATAATCACTCAATAGATGCCTGCCGTTACGCTTGCGAGGACGATATGAAAGTGGGCGTTGGCCCCGTTAATGTAGCTATATAAGGAGTTGACTACATGCTAACCAGTTTAAGGTTCTTAGAGCCGGGGGTCGAGTGGCCTCCACCTTCCGAGAAGCTAAGAATGGAAATGTATCACAATAATCGGCAGCTATTTGAAGGCGATCATGCAGAAGTTTACCGTGAAGATTTTAAGCGCATAGAAAGGGTAATCGGTAACTTTAACGATGTAGTATCTTACCCGGTTATTATCAACTTTCAAAAGCTGATGTCACTTAAAATCGCTGACTTGCTGCTCGGTGACCCTCCACAGATTACAGCAGGGGAGCCTGATAGCCCGGAGCAGGAAACAGTATTAAAGATTAAAGAGAACAGCGACCTTAATAACACAGCCTACGAAACCGCAATAGATGTCAGCCGTTACGGTGACGGCCTATTATACGTCCGGGAGAAGGACGGCAAAGGTATTATTGACGTTACTCAACCACCCTATTGGTATCCGGTAGTCAACCCTGAAAATGTAAAAGAGATAATGTATCACGTTATCGCATGGGAACATGAAACGGAAGTAAACGGCAAGAAGAACAAGTTTATTAAGGCGTTTATACACGAAAAAGGGAAATACGAGGCCAGGGAGTTGCAGGTATCAACATCTGAATACGGCAACCATATCCGGCCAACTATTCAGGGGATAGTCAACTCTACTATATTTGATACAGGCTTAGACGATTTCGCTATTATTCAGATACCGAACATCATTACATCTGACCGGGTAACAGGGATTGATGATTATACCGACATTGATTCGATAATATCTGAATTACTGGTAAGAGTAGGCCAGATTGCCCGGATATTAGACAAGCACGCTGCTCCGAGCGTTCAAGGCCCGCAGACAGCATTAGAGAAAGACCCTGCTACGGGTGAATGGCGGCTCAAGATGGGTAACTACTTCCCGCGTGACAGCAGAGATGATCCGGAAGTGGCTTACATTACATGGGACGGTCAACTAACGGCGAACTTTGAGGCTATCAGCAGGTTAGTTAATTTCCTTTACACAATATCGGAAATGGGGTCTGCTCTGTTTGGCGATATGTCCGCGAACACCGGGCAGGTTCCTTCCGGTTCAGCGTTGCGCCGGTTGATGATCAGCCCGCTTGCTAAAGTTAATCGAATCCGAATGAGATTTGATACAGGCTTAAAGAAGGCAATCAAGCTCTGCTCACAGCTTGGCGGTGAAGGGGTTATTGATTTAAGCGAATACGATATATCCATTACATGGCAAGACGGCCTGCCCAATGACCCTGTAGAAGAAGCAGACATCATGGATAAGCGGGTGGGCAAGGCTACCATGAGCCAGCGCAGGGCGTTAAAGCTCTATGATACCATGAGCGACGCTGATGCTGATGATGAGCTGGCATTAATACAAGAAGAAGAAAGAATGAATAGCCCGGTATTAGCGTCACCCTTCGGCGGTTTGGGAGATGAGCTGCCGCCGGGGGTAGATGATGAATAATGCCAATACCCCGTGAAATATTAGAACTTAGGCAAGTATATCAGCAAGCCCAGATTAGAATGATAACTATTATCGCTGCTAAAAAGGCAAGGGGTAACGTAACAGTCTATCAGGAATCAATCCTTAGACAGATTAACAAAGAGCTTGCCGCCTTAGACCAGTATGCCAAAACATGGGCGCGGGATAACATTAGCGCATCTTATCGGGCAGGGGCAGAGGGAAGCTATAACAGCCTTAGACGCGCTAACTTAGCCATGAGTGATATAGTGATAGACAATCGCCGGGTTATGCTGATGGCAGAGAATGTCGCTATGCAGTTTATTGACGCTCATAGATTTGTCGGCCGGCAGCTAAACGATTATATCAGGCAGGCCGGGATTGAAGCGGTCAGTCAGAAGTTTGCTACTGCTGCAACGGTGAAGGAAACTAAGAAGCTCTTAATCGAGAAGCTAACCTCTCACGGTATCACGGGCATCAGGGATAAGGCCGGGCGGTTAATCAGGTTAGATGCTTACGCTGAATTGGTGGCCAGAAGCACGACAAGAGAAGCAACCAACAAGGCCACACTGGATCAGCTGCAGGCTCACGGTTACGACCTGGTTCAAATGAGCAGTCATGCTTCCCCGTGTCCGATATGTGCGCCGCTTGAAGGCCGAGTTTATTCTATTAGTGGGAGTGATAACAGATACCCGCCGCTTGAGCGGGCTTACAGTGGCAGTCATGCTAATATACACCCGAACTGCTTACATGTGCTGACCCCGTATATCGAGAAGTTTGACGATAACGCGGGTAAGACACGGCGCGATAGTAACAGGTCATTCGATACAGACCCGCGCAGTAAAGCACAGCAGGACGCTTATAATGCTGCTCAACGGAAGAATGCTGTATTAAGGAATGACCGTAACCAATACGAGAGATACAAGGCCACACTTGGAGACGATGCACCTTCTACTTTCAGTGGGTTTAGGAGAATGAAGACAAGCGATTCCGATAATTGGCAGCAGTTACAAGCGGATTACCGGGCAGCGCGGGCAGGGCAGCCAGCAGTGAAATACGGTGAATTGGCGAAAGAAAAGGGTGTTGGTAAATATTATCAGGGTGCGGAGCCGAGGGTGGCAAGCGGTTTTGTGCCTGCACGGAATATAGAGGAAATGATGGCGAGGTTTGCTGACCACGCCGATGTTGTCAACCTGTTTGGTGTCGACCTGGAAAGCGGCAATCAAATATTGCGCGGAATTTATAATGCACAACAAAAAGCAGGGTTGCCCGTGATCAAGATGCCGTTTATCGGGTTCAACGCACCGGGCATGCGCCCGTTGGGTAAGTCTCTCGCAAGGGGTGGCAGGAACGGTATAAGATTCCAAAAGGAAATAATAAAGAACCCGAGCAAAAACCTGCAAAAATGGCAGGCGCAACATGCCGCAAAAATAGCGAAAGAAATTGAGTGGAATAAGGACATGATAGTACGTCATCAGGAAGCTATAGCGGGTGGTAAGTTGCGTCCACAAGAGGTCGCTTCCCGGAAGGGTTTAATTACAAGGGCGCAGAATAACATACAGGAATTAGATGCTACAAAGCGGTGGACATTCACATCACACAGCGACCCACGGGACACCATAAACAATTTAGTCGCTCACGAATATGCACATGTCGCTTATTACACAAAGGGTGACCCGCGCTATGGTTTGGATGGCCGGGTGTTGAACGCAATAGACGCGCACCGCGTTACAAAAATAGACAGGTTGTTAGTGTCGGAATATGGTGCGTCAAAACCGACCGAACTGTTTGCAGAAGTGGCATCGGCAGTTGCGGCGGGTCAAGAAAAAACTATACCGGCAAATGTGCTTAAATTGTATTATGAAATTGTCGGGGGGATGTGATGATATTGCCTATGTCAATGCAGTGTATAGAATGTGAGCATTATAGGGGTGTGTTGAGGTGTGACGCTTTTGACGAAATACCCTACGAAATACTGACGGCTGAACACGACCACACCAAACCCTACAAAGGTGACAACGGCATCAGGTTTGAACCGATAGAACAAAAATGATATAATATCAAGGGAGGGGTTAATTATGGGGAGAGTGTTCTTTGATTACGGTAACATAAAACCCGAAGACGTTGTTAAAGAATTTAATGAATATAACAATGAATACAATAAAGTTATGCCCCACAAAACCAAGAAAACCAAATAAATGTGTTGACATGGGTAACACTTTTATGTATAATGTTGGTGGGAGGTGACCAACATGACCATGACTAAGACGCAGAAAAAGTTATACGACAGAATGGGTGGTGGCAGGTTCTTAATGGGGGCAGTGTCTATTGCTTACGGGAAGCATTATAATTTATACAATAGCGATGGGCGGTGGGATAGTGGCCCTTATCCGCGTTCAACGGTTGATGTGATGTTGAGGGACGGTTGCCTTATACTGGATGACGATGGGGAGCGAATTGGGAGGGGATAGCATTGGAGGATGTGACGTGTTCCTTTTGTGGAAAAAACATCAGGATATACCACCCCATTATATTCCACGAAAATGGGGAACGGGAATGCTACAGGTGCTATTATGTGCGTGGTAAAAGAATGGACGGAATGGGGGGTTGGGATGGCACAACAGAAATGGATTCAGTGCGAGGCGGTTTATCGGTTAAGCGGGGGGCGGTGTGATAGGGCTTCCGGACACCCTGGTGAGCATTGTCGGATTAAGTGGGATCGGTCACAGGGTGAAATGCGTTTGTGGTGGAACGATAAAACGGAATACATGAAAAGGGGGGGAGATATTAGTGCCATCCAATAAATTGGGCTTGTTGATTGATGCCGCTTTTTTGTTGAAACATTTACAGTCGCACGAACTTGGTATTCTTTGGGGTGAAACAGAAAGGATGAATTTTGAACCCAACAGCGCGGTCGCTACCGTGCGCGGGTGGTTGCTCACGGAAACAGACCGCCGACCACTTGCGGTTGATCACGCAAAACGCCCCGCAAAATTTAACAGTGCAACACCCCAAGATGTGATATAATAACGGGGGTGATGCCTTACGGAATCCTATTGTGCTGATTGCGCAGAATTAATGTTTTACCCAGACCCCGATAATCTTATTATAAAAGTAGGTGATAGGCAGGCCGAGATAATGAGCAGGCCATGAAAACCAGCTTTCAACCCAGAAACAGCGAGAGGCTTTTTTGCCTAAG